CGGCGACCTTCCCGTAGAAGTGTTTACGGATGTCTTCCTCTTCTATTGCCCACCTGGTGCCGCCGTCCGGGAACCCCGCGCCGCTCTTGTTTGGCCCTCCGACGAGCTCACCCCAGAGCTGCGTAAAGCAGTTCATCACCAGCTTTTCGTTTTTGGTGAGCTTTGTTTTGGCCTCTGTTTTGCGCTCTTCATCCACTGGGCCGATGTAGCAGCTCGTCACCGGGTCGCCGTCTTCGTCTACGCCCAGCTCCACTGCGTGTAATTCAAATGCAAATTCGTGGCCGCTCTCCATGTCTCTTTGCTTAGTTGCCTTGGCGAACCGCAGTCGGCTGCCGTCATCCACTGTCAGCTCTATTTCTGTATCCGTGGCAGCGCGTAACGAACTATGGCCGCGAGCACTGTCTGATGCTTTTCCGGAATGGTGAACAATGGCAATGGAGGCCTCCGCCTGTTGCCTAAGTATGTCGCAATGCTGGATTACCGCTGTCATTGTCTCCGGCGCGTTTTCATTACCCCCGGCGATGGATCTGGACAGCGTGTCAATCACGATCAGCTCAATGCTGCCGTGCTTGTCTTTTACCAAGTCAATCAGGTCCAGCAATTTTTGCATATCTATTGCCGGGTCAAGCAAGTTAATCGGGCAGGGGCGCACCGCCAGCGGCACGTCTTCATCCTGGTAGTGATCTTGTATGACCCTGGCGCGGTTGAGATACCCATGTCCCCCCTCCGCAGCCAGGTATAACGTGACGCCTTGCTTGACCTTATGCCCGTGCCAATCGCGCCCTGCGGCAACGTGGTAGGCCATGTCGAGCATCAGGAAGCTTTTCCCGGTGTTGGACTGACCGTAAAGCACTGACATCTGTTGTCGGCCCAGCCAGCCCTTGATTAAATAGTTTGACCGCAGCATTGGTTTCGTGTCGCCAATCCACACCAGCTCGTCTAATAGCGTTTCCGGCTGCGTTAGCTTATTGAGCCCCGTTTTTACTGCTTGCAGGCCTTGCTGGGCGTGTACGTCGTTCCAGTCTGCGTTTGTTTGCTCCGGCGCCGACCAGGGCAGCCCGGTCTTGCGTGCCGCTTCCTGGCCGCCATTGTCTGCGTCATTATCTGCGGCAATGCGTAAGTTTATGCTGGGCCATTTTTCTTGCAGCGCGTCAACCACCGTTTGTAAGTTAGATTTGTCGAGCCCGAAAAACACCGGGTAGTTCTCGTCGAGCGCCTGGTAAACTGAGACGCTTGTCGCCCAGCCTTCACTTAACCAGCAAGTACCTGGGTTGCTGGGGAGAAACGTGCCGACCACGCCAAACACCCCGCCGTCTTTTTTTAGCCCGGCGTTAAACTTTTTGTTGCCATTTGGTAATATGCGTTGCTGCCCGACTTGCTGTTGATCAGTGTTAAACAGCGGGACCACCACGTCAGCGCCCTCCAGGACCGCTCCTATAAGCTTAACGCCTTTTCTCTCGTGATAGGGCGTGTACGGGTCAAACTGCGGCTCAGGCGGCGGCTCTGGCTCTGTTTGAGGCATCGGCACCACATTGGCAAAGTCTGACGCCGTGACGCGATGCTGCAAGACGCCAGGTTGTGCTGTTGCGATAGGCCAAACGCCGTCGTGCTCCATTTCGGCTACAATGGCGTTAAAATCGTTGCACTGCCGGCAGGCAAACTTCACCAGGCCGTCCTTCTCGTTTATCCAAAACCTGGTCGAGGGCCAGTCGTTGTGTCCGCAGCTCGGGCAGGCACCGTGAAACTCACCCGGCGGTCCCTCACGCAATGAGTAGCGCGTGATGATGCGGTCTGACCACTCCGACCAATATGGCTTCGGAAAGTCAGGCATTTGTTAAAACGGAATTTCGTCATCCAAATCATTGGACGCCGTTTCTTCTTTTTTCTCAGTTTCGCCAAACGGCTTTACTGTGTCAGTTTTTGCTGGCTCTGCCGGGGCGTTGTCATCTAATGCCTTACCGATAAGCGTGTCACGCAATGGGTCAGCCTCAACTAAATCGTCGAACATTGCCTCCGCTGGTGGGTCCTGACGTTCTGCCAAACGCACCACCATGACGCCAGTAGGGCGCAATGCAATGCCAACCTTATTACCGTAGGCCCACGTTTTAATGCGAAACATAACATGCACAATGCTGCCCGTGGTCAGCTCAAAGTCGTCAGCGGCTTTCGTGCCGTCAGACATGTATTGTTTTGGTTTTGTATCTGGGTCGCCGTAGGTAGGCATTTTTAACTTTGCCCGGTAAACGCCGTCAACTTTCTCAAAAATATCTTCTAGGCTTTTGACCAGCTTGTCTGACTCTAAGCCAGTCTCCGGGTCTTTCTTTTTAACGATCCATTGCTTGCCTTTGGTTTTTTCATCCGAAGTCCAAACAGATTTCATTTTAGACGCGAGGTCTTTTGCCTGGTCCTCACGAATAATTACTGTCATTTCATACGCGCCGTCTCTGTCTGTCGGTGATGTTTCGTCAGACATGCCCTTCGCTTCGTTCCAGGCGTATGCCTTGTCTATACGAGGCCACAATGCCTCTACGTTTTCTAATCTGTAGTCCATTTTAATCTCCTAATGTGTCTGCCAAATAACCTGGTAAGTCGTGCTCTGAGTATGTGCCCCAGTTTGAGCTGTATTTGTTTGTGATCCGAGCCTCAGCTATCTCCAGCAACGTCGCATCTACGACGCGCATGGCGTAGTTCATTGCGGCCGGGCCCAGTGTGTGGAAGTGAGCCAAGTATGGCTTCTTCTTTTCCACGGCCAGGAAGCCCCAGGTTTTGATGTCCCAGCCGTGTAATTTTGCTATCGTGCAGTAAAAGGCCGCCTGGAGGTGGTAGCCACGTTTGTATATCTCCCGGCCAAAGCCACGCTCGCTGGCGTCCTGGCACGTCTTGACGTCTCCCATTACTTTAAGCTTGGGGGAGTAAATATCTGGTCTGATTGATAAAAGCAGATCAGTGTGATGCTTTACAAAGATGCTTGCCTCGCAAATCTTATCCTCTTGCTTAAGAAGCTTTCCGCAATGGCTGTCGTTCATTAGGCCGCCGATTATCTCGCCGTTTTCAGTCTCCATCCCGTGGACCATGCCTTGCACCAGCTCGTAATCTTTGCGGGGGAGTAGCACCTTGCCTTCAAACCTACATAGCTCGGCGTGCTCCTTGTAAGCCTTTGTGGCGCGTGATCTCTCGTCGCTGCACACGACGTTACCTTTTCCTGGTTCAAGTGCCATAGAATGCGTAGCGGTGCCAATCTCAGCAATGTTTGAGCTAATCGTTACCTCGCCATACTCGGCGTGCATCGGGCTTTCTAATATCCACTGCTTTAAGTACGACGAGGAAATAGCTGTAGTTGCATGATAATCCTCGTTTGTCATGTCGTGATAAATGCCTGGCTTCACTGTAGTATCCTCCCGTATGTCGCCATCAATAAAGCCTCAGCTCTATGCTCATCTTTCTTGCGCTTGAGGTCGTCGGCCAGGGCAGGGAATTGCTGTATTGCCAATCGCCGGGCGCCATCTTTATCTGCCGGGACACGCAACGCCTTTTTCCAACTGGCCGGCGTGATAATCTGGTGCGGGATGCCAAGCAGTGAGACGGCACTTAAAACCTGTCCAAAGCCTAAACCAAGTTTAAATGCCGAACTCACCCCTTGTTTAGGCCGGGTTCCTTGTTTCTCTATGACAAGGTAATCGACCTCGACACTGCTAAGTATCTGCCTCAATTCGTGGGCGTCGAGGCCACCCTCAGTAAACACCGGGAGGTCGTATACTTCAGCCCAGTCTTCACGTAAGAGCGCCACGCCGCCCGTTTTATATCCGGGATCAATGCCTGCGTAAGTCTTGCTCATTTTCGTCCTTTACCGATTCGCCGAGAATCTCTTTGCATAGGCTCGCCAATGAGCGATCTTCTGCCTTAGCCTTCGCTATAAGCTTATCTTTGATCTCTTCACTAATGCGTACAAATAACGCAACGCGTTGTTTATCCATAATTTTTCACTGCCTGCCATTTTTTTTATATAGATACTATATCTGGTACTTGTATAAAGCTAGCTAAATGCTATCTTAATAACAAGCAGACAGAAAGCAGACAGTAAACAGACAGGAGGAGCTTATGAAACTACCAAAACAAATTAAAGGCAGCGCCGCATCGCGGGGGAAGGATTTGACCGCTGATGAGCTGTCAGAATTACAGAGCATTTTAGAGCAGCTTATAATGGTGCGAGACCGCCGTTTTTTGTGGGGGCGACTAGAAGACAAAGGTGCTTTGCGGCGAAGCACCAAATTACTACAGGAACTTTTGCAACGATATGAGGCTAACCAATGAAACACATTATAGATTATGACCGCATGTGCTTGGTTTGTCAGGGCAGGCAGCGTTATTTCAGATATGAATATTCGCAAACCGCAGGCCAGGAGGTTTTGGTGGGCTATGACTGCAAGCATTGCGTCGGCGGGTATCGCGCCATCACGATAGGCAAAAAAAACAAATACTAGACATAAAGTCTTACTTTCATATGCTAAAACAATCGGAGGAAATAGCCATGAAGTACGGAGCTTTTATTTTTGGTGCTTCGGAAGATAACCAAAAACAGCAACGCAGTGGGATTAAAGCATTAGCTAAAACACAAAATGCGCAGATAAAATGGTTTGTAGAGGAGGAGGGGCGTCAGAGACGCGATACAGAGGACAGAGAAAGGCTACAAGCATGCTCAAGGTATTGCCGCACCAACAACGCGACTTTCGCACTCAGTTCGACCTCTGGGTTCACCAAACGCAAATGGCAAGCCTTAACGTGGCTCAAGCACCAAGTTGAAATGTATGACCTTGGTATTGCCGTTGCAGACGATCCAACAATTAGCAAAGGATCACTACACGTTTTAAGTGCGGCAGCAGATATACAACGCAAACGTATTGCAGAGAAAAGCAAAGCTGCAATAGACAATATTAAACGCAAACTTGATGCAGGTGAGGAGGTTATTGCCAAACGATCTGGCAGAAAGGTTGACAAATTAGGCTTGCATATGAATATTATAGAATCTGGTAAGCTAGGTAATCAAGCACAAGCCAGACTTGCAGCGGAACGTGATGCAGAAGTTTGGCCAATGATAAAGCAATATTTAGCCCAAGGCATGGGCTACAACGCCATTGCTAGACAGCTTAACTCAACTAACATACCAACGCCAAACACTAAAGCCAGGTATAAACGCGACACAGTTGGTGTGTGGTATGCCTCCACTGTGCGCAATATAGTGTTAAGGAGGCAATGAGAACTTATGCGACGTAAACAACGCAGAACCAATCCAACCGTTTTAAAAATGGCATCCGGTGTAATGCGTTTTAAAAGAAGAGTAGACATTCCCATGTGGCATGTAGACCATATTAAAAAGACCGCAAACATTTTACGTGAGTATGCAGATCGCATTGAAAGTACGCTTGACAGCAATTCTATGCGAAACTCAGATAAGACGTTAGCGGCTCAGTATATGATCCAGTCGATGAATACAGACATGGCTCGTATGACTCCCAAAGACCCTAGAGAAAGGGGCGCAGAACGCGGTGGGTATAACCAATGTTTTAGTCGCGGTTATCTCAACACAAACGGCTTTGACGAGCTAATTGCGCGTGATGATATGGAAGATTAACCAATGTCTAGCCATTATAAAAAAGTGGCTAGGCAAACTATAAAAAAAGAAAGGACTAAAATGTTGAGGACGAGACAGCATTATAGTGAAGGGTTGCAAAGCAGTAGCGGTAAAACTTCACGTAATTCAAGCAAAGGTAATATATCTGCTTTTCGCATAATATATATTATCTCTCTTTTTACTACATCTATCAGAAATCAATACAGACAGTGCAGACAGTACTGTGAGAACAGTTTATTCTTTGGAATACTTGGGGATATAATTGGCTGTATTTCTCTCATGGTGTTGTTTTTCCTAACACTGTTTCTTGCGGGGATCTATCAATGATTATTCGCAACGTAAAATTTACGAACAGCCCAGAGACATCTTTGCGTGAACCTTATGAGGAAGGTCTTACAGATTTAGCGACCAATCTAGCGGTCTGTATGCTTGAGGTGCGTAAGTGGCAGGCGTTCCAGCATGCGGCAGAGCAAGCCCTTCAAGAGGGTATGTCAATGCTCAAAATAGCTGAGATTCGTACAGATCAACATGTATTCAAAAAAACTGACGATGGCCTGGAGGTAACCTACGAACCGGAGGTAGTTCATTGAAATATCCTATGAGCCCCCCGCAGAAAGAAATCTACGATTTTATTGTCGAGTTCTACAAGGAATATCCCAATCGTTATCCGTCGTTAGCTGCTATGTGTACAGGCGTAGTAGGAGATCGTCGGATTTGTAAACAGCGATCTAACAGGGAAACTCCACGTCGATTAGTAAAACATTTGATCAACAAGGGTTGGTTAGAGGAAAAGTTTTACCGAAACGTGGCTTATTGGGTTCCAAAGGATTGAGCCATGCTTATCGACGTACTGTGCGGAACCTGGATCAAATGAAACGATTTGAGGTGGCCCACGTTACCGTTGAGGTAAATGAGGCAGAGCAAACTTTCGCACTTATTCCCGGCGAGGCAATTAACGCAAAAGACCGCAAGCCCTTATTCAGCGGCATTATTACCGAGGACATGGGCATGCAGCTTAGGATTTTAACAAACGAAATAGAAGAAATAATACTGAGAGGCAGCAAATGATATTAGTTTATTATACGGCGCTTATATTAGGTTACACGTTACACGGCGAAAAGCTTTCAGCAACTTTTTGGATGAACTCATACGAGCAATGCCTGGAGGCGATGGATCACCTAGACGACATGTATGATTTTATAGCTGACAATGTAGCGACAGATAATCGGATGTTTATGTGGTGCCACAAGTCAGACGTTCCAAGTAATGAGATAATAAAACCCAGAATGCGACCTAACAGTTAAAGGAGTAAAAAAAATGAAATGGCAAATAGATAAGGAAAACGAATTATTAATCTTGGACGGGGACTACGAAATAGCTTTTGACCGTTTGCAAGAAGGTGATTGGTTTAAACATTTAGCTGAAAAACGATGGATTGATATGGATGAACTATTCAAAGCTTTTGTCAGCGCATTTAGAGCGGCAGAGTTACCCTTGACCAAGGACTTCTTTGCTAAATTTAAACTGGCATATATGCGAAATGTGGATGATAAATTTTACGATTTAATCTTTAATTTACGCCACGCAAACGATACTAAGCTTTTTAGAAAAGTCAGCGATTTTAAGTCAGAACAAGAATTAATCAAAGAAATAGTGGCTTAAACAATCGACAAGGCGAGCTCTAGCGTTTCTTTATTTCGCCGGGTCCAGCCCTTCCCGTAATGCTGAAAGTCGTCTAAGGATTCGTAAAACTTCTGGCGGCCATAGTAATAGTTGTCGAGCACTTCTTTTGGGTCACGATCATGCACGGCGGCAATAGTCATTTTACCAATAGCCCCGTCCACAGTGAGCCCACCAGTAGCCTTTTGCAGTATTTTGGCAGCTCTACTCGGCCCGGCGTTAACACACATGTCAGCGGTGCTTATATCAATGCCAGAGGGTAAATTGTCAGCTTTAACTACGTCCCAATAGTTTTTCTTGTACAAAGGCTTTACGTCTTCCTCAGTTAACGCCTTCATTACCTCAATTGGAGCTGGCTTCCCGGTATACTCTGCCCACGTCCAGGCGGTGACGCCCAGCATTGTGGAGCCCTTATTGCCGTGGCCGTCACCTTTCGCGTTGCCGTTGTCACGTTCATCGTCATTAAAACCGCCCTCATGCTTTATAAGCATTTTAAAAAACATTTCCCAGTTGTCTTGCATTAGTCTGTCTCCACTTCCTTGGTTCCCCATTGGCGTTGATAACCATCGGCCTCATAACTGTCGGCCCATTTGTTTTCGGT